ATGACAAAGAAAGATAAAGACATTTTCGACAAAATAATGGACTGGAAGATATTCGGCTGGTTCAGACCCTTTTACGTCAAAAACAAGGAAATGCTTTTGTATCTGTTTTTCGGCGTACTCACCACCGCAGTCAGCTTTGTGACCGCAGGCATCTCAAAAGTGCTTTTGGAGCAGGCAGGCATAGGCAAGGGCGGTGTTTCCACCACAAGCACCGTCATATCATGGATATGTGCAGTAACATTCGCATACATAACCAACAGGATATGGGTTTTCGAGTCTGAAGCAGAGGGCAAAAAGGCGATAATCTCCGAAGCGGCTTCATTTTACGGCGGCAGGATATTCACTCTTCTCGTAGAAATGTTCATGATGTGGCTCGGCTACTCACTTCTCAGCTTCAACTATTGGGTAACAAAGATAGTGGCAAACGTTGTTGTGCTGATACTTAACTATGTCATCAGCAAGCTTGTGGTATTCAGAAAGAAATAAGCATACAAAAAAAGCTGTCAGATCTGACAGCTTTTTATTTTGCCCCAGTTGCCACGTTGCAACCGACTAATCTCTGTACATAAGCGTAACAGCCATGCCGTTTATCACGCCCACTACAACTCCGCACACAATGAAAAACACCTTGATAGGCAGGTCAAGCAGAAGCGAGATAAGCCCGAACACGATAACGAACGCCATTGCTCCGCCTATCTGCACAAGAAACTTTCTTTTCACAAGCACAGGAAAACGCTCAGCAAGCTTTGCGGTCTTGTTACCCTTGCGGTCAATTATCCTGTAAATAAGCTGAGTCAGTGCCATTGGTATTCCGATAAATAAAATTGCTGTTATAAGTTTGTCCATTTTAAATTCCTCCATTTTTCACTTAAATTATAGCTTTTTTGTATCAAAAAAGGCTGCCCAAGACGCAGTTCGTCCGTGGGCAGCCTCATTGCTGCATATAAAATTTCTTTTATCAACAATTAAAGAACTCTTACGCCAACAACGCCCTCGATAGACTTGAAAGCGTCAGCGTCAACGTCGCCTGTAACATCGAGCATTGTGTAAGCCCAGTCTTTCTTAGACTTGTTTACAAGGTTCTCGATATTTGCGCCCTTGTCAGATACAACAGATGTGATCTGTGCAATAAGAGCAGGAACGTTCTTGTGAAGCACGCAAACAAGGTGGTCGCCTGTTTTAGCAAGCTCTGCATTAGGGAAGTTTACAGAATTCTTGATAGTTCCCTTCTCGATATAGTCGATAAGCTCGTGAGCCGCCATTGTTGCGCAGTTGTCCTCAGACTCAGGTGTGGAAGCGCCAAGGTGTGGAAGAACGATAACGTTCTCCTCGCCAAGAACAACATCATCTGCAAAGTCTGTTACATACTTTGCAACCTTGCCGTCCTTGATAGCCTTTACAACAGCCGCACTGTTGATAAGCTCGCCTCTTGCAAGGTTGATAAGACGAACGCCGTCCTTCATCATTGCTATCTGAGCTTCGTCGATAGTGTTCTTTGTGTCAGGTGTATAAGGAACGTGGATAGTGATATAGTCACTGTTCTTGTAGATATCATTGATATCAGCAGTTACCTTTACAGCAGGATCAAGCTGGATAGCTGCGTTTACAGAAAGGAATGGGTCATAGCCGATAACGTCCATGCCAAGTGCAACGGCTGCGTTTGCGATCTTTCCGCCGATAGCACCAAGACCGATTACGCCAAGAGTCTTGCCCAGTATCTCAGGACCTGCGAACTTAGACTTGCCGCCCTCAACTGTCTTTGGAGCGTCAGGTGTGCCCTTAAGTGATGCAGCCCATGCAGCAGCCTCAGTTATCTTTCTTGAAGAAAGAAGAAGCGCACAAATAGCAAGTTCCTTAACAGCGTTTGAGTTTGCGCCAGGAGTGTTGAATACAACGATTCCCTGCTCTGCGCACTTCTCAACCGGAATGTTGTTTACGCCAGCACCTGCTCTTGCAATAGCAAGCAGGCTCTCAGGCATTTCCATATCGTGCATCTTTGCTGAACGTACCATTATAGCGGTAGGATTTTCAGCATTGTCGCTTACTGTGTACTTAGCCTTGTCGAAAATATCTGTACCGCAAGCGGCGATCTTATTCAAAGTCAATATGTTGTACATTAAACTAACCTCTTTCATCTATTTAAGTGATAATTCTTACAAACAGGCAAAGAACAAGTATTACAGCGAAAAGAACGAGAACAACTTTGCCTTTTGACTTACTTCTTTCATTAAGCTTATCACGCCAATCGTCCGGATTGTTTTTGATCAAATCAGCAGTGCTTATCATATGAAGCAATCGATGAAGCATTGAAATTTCACCTCGATCAAATCTGATTATGCGTTCTCAGCCTCGAACTTCTTAATGAACTCAACAAGCTTTTCAACGCCCTCGATAGGCATTGCGTTGTAGATAGAAGCTCTCATACCGCCAACAGTTCTGTGACCCTTGAGGTTTACAAAGCCTGCTGCTGTAGCCTCAGCAACGAACTTCTTGTCAAGCTCAGCGTCGCCTGTTACGAATGGAACGTTCATAAGAGATCTGTCCTCAGGAACAACAGTGCCCTTGAAGAGCTTGCTCTGGTCAAGATAATCATAGAGTATCTTAGCCTTCTTCTCGTTGTGAGCCTTCATAGCCTCAAGACCGCCCATTTTCTTTATCCACTTGAATACCTTGCCGCAGATGTAAATGCCATAGCAAGGAGGTGTATTGTAAAGAGAGTCAGCGTCAGCCTGAGTTTTCCACTTGAGCATTGTAGGTGTTCCCTCGAGAACATCGTCAGTGATAAGATCTTCTCTGATGATAGCAATAACAACACCGGCAGGACCAACGTTCTTCTGAACGCCGCCGTAAATAACGCCGTACTTTGTTACGTCAACAGGCTCAGACAGGAAGCAGGAAGAAACGTCTGCAACAAGTGTGTGACCCTTTGTGTTAGGCAGTGTCTTGTACTTTGTACCATAGATAGTATTGTTTTCGCAGATATAAACATAGTCAGCGTCCCCAGGAATATCGAGGTCTGAACAATCAGGGATATAAGAGAAAGTCTTGTCAGCAGAAGAAGCCACAGCAACAGCCTCACCGTATTTCTGAGCCTCCTGATAAGCCTTCTTAGCCCACTGACCTGTGATTATGTAAGCCGCTTTCTTGTTCTTCATAAGGTTCATAGGAACGGCTGAGAACTGCTGAGAAGCACCGCCCTGAAGGAACAGTACCTTATAGTTATCAGGGATACCCATAAGCTCTCTGATGTCCTTTTCAGCTTCCTTGATGATGTCATCGAACGCCTTGGAACGGTGGCTCATCTCCATTACGCTCATACCTGTGCCCTTATAATCGAGCATTTCATCGGCAGCTTCCTTAAGCACTTCCTCAGGGAGTACAGCAGGACCTGCGCTGAAGTTATATACTCTACCCATTGTTAAACCCTCCATATAAATTAGTTTCTTAGTTTCATTATTTATAAAGACTATAAATATATAAATTAATAATAATATTATATGCCTTTTATAAAAAAAAGTCAAGGGCTGTCATATAAAAATACTCACTCGTCATAAGTTTTTGTACATATCAGCACATAAAGCAGCCCTGAAAACGTGCATTTTTTCACCTTACCTATGCCGTTATATATAATAAGCACTGAAAAGCATGAAAAATCAGAATAATACTAAAGCGTTAAAAAGAGGTTAAAATTTTTGGTATTCCTTGAAATCTCCATATTTGTGTAGTATAATGTAATCAAGAAAATGCGACAGTTGTATAATAATCGGGGAACAATTGTCACTCTCAGGGAAAGAGGATATATATGCAAAAGATATTTTATGTTTCAAGAAATGAGGACAAAGCCCATGATGGAAAAGCCCCGGATATGGACAGATTTCAGCGAGTTGAAAAGCTCAACAGTCTGATCGCGGCAGGCTGGGCTATAAAGGAAATGAAAAGCGAAAACAACAGCACATTCTTTGTGCTTGAGAAAGCAGACTAGACTTAAAATGGACGATATCGAGCCGTATCCTGTCAATAACACAGACACGTTGTTTTGTAGGGGACGGCGCCCTCGACGTCCCGCTCACTCACCAGGTCTTTCAACAAACTTATAGGACGGTAGCCCCACCGTCCTTTTTTTGTGCAGATAAATTTTGCGAAAACGTTTTATGGGTATTGCATTTCAGAGAGAAATATTGTATAATTAATGTAATCGTTTTAGCAGAAACAAATTATACTATACATATTATAAAGGAGTAAAAAATATGGCTTATGTAATCGGCGTAGACTGCGGCACAAGCGGCACTAAGACGGTGCTTTTTGACGAAAAGGGTACTGTTATTTCTTCTGTAACTATTGAATATCCTATGTATCAGCCTAAAAACGGCTATGCAGAGCAAGATCCTGCTGACTGGGCAAACGCAATGATAAACACTATCAAGGCTGTTATGACCAAAAGCGGCGTGAATAAAGAGGACGTTGCAGGTGTTGGTATCTCTGGACAGATGCACGGACTTGTTATGCTCGACAAGGACAACAACGTGCTTAGAAAGTCTATAATATGGTGCGATCAGAGAACTGCCGCAGAAGTTGAAGAAATGAACGAAAAGCTAGGCAGAGAAAAGCTCATCAAGATAACAGCAAACCCTGCCCTCACAGGCTGGACGGCTGCGAAAATCCTTTGGGTAAAGAACAACGAGCCTGATATATATGAAAAGTGCAGACACATTCTTCTGCCAAAGGACTATCTGAGATTTATCCTCACTGGCGAATATGCAACAGAGGTTTCCGACGCAAGCGGTATGCAGCTTCTTGACGTGCCAAACCGCTGCTGGGCAAAGGAAGTCTGCGATACGCTTGGCATTGATATGTCAATGCTGGGCAAGGTGTACGAGTCATGCGAAGTAACAGGCAAGGTCACAAAGAAAATGGCTGAGCTTACAGGACTTAAAGAGGGTACTATAGTAGTAGGCGGAGCAGGCGACAATGCCGCTGCGGCTATCGGAACAGGCGTTGCAGAGGACGGTAAGGCGTTCACAACTATCGGAACATCAGGCGTTGTATTTGCACACACTTCTTCTATCTCTATCGACCCAAAGGGCAGAGTTCACACCTGCTGTGCAGCAGTACCGAACGCATGGCACGTTATGGGTGTTACACAAGGCGCAGGACTTTCGCTGAAATGGTTTAGGGATAATTTCTGCAATGCAGAGAAAGAAACAGCAAAGTGCATGGGCGTTGACGAATATTATCTCATGGATAAGGAAGCAGAGAAAGTGCCTGTTGGTGCAAACAGACTTCTCTATCTGCCATATCTCATGGGCGAAAGAACACCGCATCTTGACCCTGACGCAAGAGGAGTATTCTTCGGACTTTCCGCAATGCACACAAAGCGTGATATGCTGAGAGCAGTAATGGAGGGCGTATCATACTCCCTGAGAGATTGCGTTGAGGTATTCAGAGAAATGGATATCAACGTATCCGACATGATGGCATGCGGAGGCGGCGGAAGCTCACCGCTGTGGAGATCAATGCTCGCAGATCTTTACAACTGCCCTGTAAAAACAGCTTCATCGAAAGAAGGTCCAGCCCTTGGCGTAGCACTTCTTGCAGCAACAGGCGCAGGCATTTACTCATCAGTACCGGAAGCTTGTAAGGCAGTAGTAAAGACCGACAAGGTACAGCAGCCTGAAGCAGAGCGAGTACCTGAATATGAGAAATACTACAAGCTTTACACAGAGATCTATCCTGCACTGAAAGCAGAATTTGCAAAGCTTGCGAAGATGTAATATAAAACCAAAAGCTCCGATCATTTCGGAGCTTTTTTTGTGTTAGAATATTTTGACAACTAAAAAAACGGCTCTCCACAATAACGGAAAGCCGTTTTTACATATTGGTCGGAGTGACCTGATTTGAACAGGCGACCTCTACCACCCCAAGCCCACGCACGAAGTGCGTAGGGTGTTTTTTTATGCCCGAAGCATTAAATGTTGGGGGTGCAGGGCGCACAATGCTGTGCTGTGCGCCTTGCCTGCCCCCTGCCTGAGTGGCGGTCGCCAAATCTTTGACCGTAGGGAAAAGATTTGTGTGACATCGCCACGTGCCCACCTCTGGGGTGCAGGTCTGCACACTGTCGCAAGGCTGTGTGTTCCCTTTGTTCTGATTGTGTTATATCGGAGTGACAAGCAAGCACCGCTTCTCAACTTTAATCCGTAGTGGTTAGCATTTTGTATTCTCGCCGATAGGCGACACTCATAAGTCTTGATAGTCATTCGGCTCTGTGTAGTTCTCTTGCTCCTGTCGGTCTATGTCATTGCTGTCATTGAGGTATTTCAGCTCGTCAAGTATGTCCTCTTGTTGGTCGGATATGTTTTGCAGTAGCTTGATTATGGTGTCTTGTCCTCTGTCCTGATGTGATTGTCTTATGGATATGTTGAAAACACAAATAATTAAAGCAATAACAATTACTAGCCAAATTATATTCAACCCTATAATTATAGCCGTCGCTGTTTCAGCATTTTGAAATAATTCCTCTAGCATGATTACTCCTCTTTATCCTGATTAATTTTTATCATTATCTGCCCTAGTTTCACAAGCGTTTCATTTTGCTGTTTCAAAAGTTCTGCCTGCTCCTTGTTCCTCTTAGTAATTTCGTTTACAGTTTTGCAAAGGCAAAGAAATTTGCAGATTAAATAGACTATAAGTGCGAGTATTAACAGATTTATTATTAAACGTGTGGCAAGAATTAATTTTACTGTATCATCTAAAACACTAATTATACTATATACACTATTCAACTTTATCACTCCTTTATTTTTATAACAGCGCTATTATTGTTCTGCTGTGTTATATTGTATTTACTGTTGCTGTCGGCTTTATAGCCTATTCCTCTTTTATCATTCGTAAGTCCTGCTATATAATCAATACTCACTTTATAAAATTTTGCTAACTGTATAACTTTTTCAAATGGGATAGGATATTCACCTGTTTCCCACCTACTATATTGCTTTTGAGAAGTGTCAAGAATTTTCGCTATCATGCTTTGATTTAGTTCCATATCCTCTCTTAAATCTCTAAGTCTTTGATAATAATTAATAAAAATCACCTCACTTATTTGTTTATTTATACAAATTATATCATAGTACATAATTGTTCTATTGACAATAGTACAAAAATGGGGTATATTATATATGTCGATAGTACATTATTGTACTAATCACTTGATAATCGTAAGTGTCCCATGGAATTTTTTTAAATTAAATTTATTTGAGTGAAGCGAAAAGAAATTTAAGTTAAAAAAATAGGCAATGGAATTCATGAGCAAAGCGAATGAAGTCGCTTGCCGTTCCGCCCCAGCGCCAGCAGGGGCAAAAGGGACACGAAAAAGAAACACAAAGGAAAAGGCACGAGGAAAAGCCGAAAAACCTCAGAAAGGAAAAAAACATGAAAACAACTATTGTAGGTTGGACAAAAAAGAAAGCATTTAACGGAGTAATAGAGGGCAAGCAGATAAACAGCCCCGAAAAGGTTGTATTTCAGCTTCTGCAGGAAGTTGATAATCCCGACTGTCACGGAAAAATGGTCGATACGCTGAAAATACCGACCGAAAATGCAATCAGACTTAACGGAAATTCTGAGGATTTCAATAAGCTTCTCGGCTGTGATGTAATGCTGAACTATCAGATTTTTAACGGACGTTCTCAGCTTGTTGATATCACCGTAATCAATGCAGACGGAACACTTCACCGCAACACAAAATAATAAGCGGTGAAACCGCTGTTATAAAAATTTAATAAGAAAGGAGTTTTGCTAATAATGGAAGCTGTAACAACAATGCTTAGTAATGCCGTTACTGTTTTTGGTTCTTGTTGGGACGCTATGACAAGCAACGTACCTATTGCAATTCTTGTAGGTCTGTCTCTTCTCGGCTCAGGTGCAGGACTTTTCGCAAAGTTCAGACACGCTGTATAAGCAAAACCATTTACATAAGCGGAGTAATTCAAATTGCTCCGCTTAATTTTTTTGAAAGGAAGTTGATAAATTGAGAAAAAAGATTATGCAAGTGCTGTGTATGTTCTCTGCACTTGTGGTGATGATATGCTGTGCTGTCCCTGCGTTTGCTGATGATATCGGCACTTCTTATACTACATGGAATGACACTATCAAACAAAATGTCTTTTCTTGTATTCCTGATAGTGACAAAACCGATTATTATACTGTTATTGCCGCCCCTAACGGCAGTGGTTTTACTTATACTATTATATTTTGTAAATCTGGCACTTCTGTTACGTACTTTGGCAGTAATCTTCATTGCTATGTATCAAAGGCTGATTATAATGCTTTTGCGTGTGTCTTAGTTACCTCAGAAAATAAACCTATCTATGACGATACTGCTACTCCTTGGTGGTCTGAAAATGGCGATTACTACGACCACGATCCTTACGATTATTCAGGCGGTCAATACAAAGTTATATATAGTAACGTTCCTGTTTTAAATTGGGAAGATAAGAAAACACCTGTTTGGGAAGACTCTAACGCTGTTCCTGCTCCGTTTACTGTTTCATATACTCCCGAACTTTCATTGAATATGCAAAATAAAATTTACTATCCGTCAAAGGGCGGTGCTAATGCTGATGAAAACGGACTTGTTTCGGCTGAAAATAATAATATAAACCTTGATATAAAGCTTACACCTGAGTTTTTAAAAACGTTCAATGAAAAAGACTTAGGAAAAGCTTACGGCTCTGGCACTTATGCCGTTTTATGTTGTCTTTCAAAAAATCTTCTTAACGCTGGTGATGATTTGCAACGTTTCTTTGATGAAGATGTTGTGCTTTATGCAATGAACCATGACGGCAATTACTATAAGGGACAAGATGATGAAAAAATCAAGTCTGACGGCTCTGCTTCTGACGATTTGAACAGTAATGATACTGTTGATACTTTTGAGCCGTATTTAACATTATATCAAGGTCGAACACCTATTTATACTATTCCACGTGACGGCAAACTTTCTGTAGCTTTTGACCTCACTTCTATTGATTATAAAACACATGGTCTTACTGATGATAGCAAGCTTTATGTTAATGTTATCGGTGTATTTGTAAAGAATAACGGTCATGTTACTCCTCAGAATGGTGAAAAAACTGAGGACACAACATCTTCAACTTGGCTCGGCTCGTATGCCTATCAAGAAGATTTTACAAACCTTAAGACGTGTGAGAAGATTGATGATTTTGTAAAGTCCGTTGATGAAGAAACAGGCAAGCCCGAAACATTCAAGGCTTATCGTGTTTATTCTGTTATTTCAGACTCTTTCTCTTATGAGAAGTTTCCTGATTATGTACCAAAAGTATATAAAGACAAGGACGGAAATACTTACAATCCCTCGACTACAAAGCTTAAAGACTTGTGTAATATACCGCCGTCAAAGGTCACTGACGTTGACCTTGCTAAGGGTTCAGATGGTGTTATAAATGATGGTTCATATATGCAACCTGATGATTATAACAAGTATCTTGATAAAAAGAAAATCAATGCTAATTTCGGCTCTGTTGATTTCACGGATATAAAGTCCATTTTCAGTACAACGGGTACATATTGGGACTTTCTTACCGCTGTTCTTTCTTGTTTGCCGTCATGGTTTTATGCTGTGTTCTCTGCATGGTTTGTGCTGTTCTTAGCTATTGCGCTTCTCAAGCTTGTTTTACCTACGTGAGGTGAATTATGGATATAATACATGGTATTGAATTAGTTTTTAAATTTCTGATGAACTGTATGTCTTATACGTTTCCATTTGGAAAATACAGCTTTACTCTCGGTTCGGCTATTATAGGCGGTATGCTTTTATCAATCAGCTTGACGTTATTATATTTTATGCTTAGAAAGTAGGTTTATTATGTTAGTAAATATTGTTTTAGTCGTCCTCGTTGCTCTTATGGTCCTTTCTCTTGTATGGCTCGTTAGGAGGTAGAAAAATGCTTAACTTGGTTTTGTTTATACTCGCTGTCTGCTTTATGGTTTGTACTATAAGCGGTGTTATAGGTTTCTTTACTGACCTTAGAAACTTTAAAGCTGAACATGAGTTCAGCGGAAACAGAAAACAGCTTATTGAGCTTTTGATGTTCGGTGAAGATATTGAAATAAAAGCCGTTCCTGCGGTTGAAACTGATGATTGTGAGGTGAACGATAATGAAAGTACACATAGTTTTTGATGAAAACAATCCGTTTTATCAGTTGCTCAAGCTTATGGGCTGTGACCTCTCGCAAGAAGTCATGAATAGATATGACGCTTTGCTTCTCGGCATGGCATTTATATTCGCTGTGGTTATGCTCTGTATCTTCTGTAAGTTTTTTTATAATGTGATGATACGCATGACACGTTGTGCAAGTGCTGTGTAGGTGATTTGTTATGATTATATTTGACTACATAAAACAAATACCACCCTTTATCACCTATGAGGTATATGACCACCTTTTCGGTGCATACTTCAACAACTCCGCTATCTTTCAAGGTTGGGGCATACACCTCTATACCGGTAAATTCGGCACCGGTAAAACGTCAACCCTCGCTCAGATAGCATATAACTATTGCGTGCGTTATCCTCAGTTGTCGATACTTACAAATATCAATCTTCAAAACTTCCCTGAGTGGACGAATATATATAAGCTTAATTCAGCACAAGATATCCTGCACGCTCCTAAAAATTGCATTGTGGTGATTGATGAGATAGGTACTATCTTTAATTCTCGTGATTTCTCTGGTGGCAAGCGTGCTGTTCCAAAACCTCTTTTTCAGCATTTATGTCAATGCCGTAAGCGTAAGATGATGATATTAGCTACTGTTCAGCGTTTTAATCTGCTTGATAAACAGATACGTGATATAACGGCTACTGTGTCAACGTGCCGTGCTACATTCCGTCATCCTTATACACGTCTTATTAAGGTCAAGACCTATGATATAGACGAGTATGAAGCGTATACGGAGAATAAGTCATATATGCCGAAAAAGCTTTACAGCCGTTTGTATTTGCAGACTAATCAGAGCCGACAGCTATATGATACTTCTCAGCTTGTAGATAATATGCTTGATAAGGAGTATATCAGCGACACGGAAATACTTGCTAATCGTGGTGTAGATGTCACAAGTGACATAATGCACGATAGAAAGACAAGTAGAAGCCTGCGAAAAAGGCGTGGCGTATAGCCACGAGCGACCGCAGGGGCGAGCGCTTGCGCCGCCCTGCGGTGCGTGTGGCTATTACTTGATATTAGCCACAAAAAGCACTCACCTAATAAATGGGAGTTGATATAAATGCCCCTAAAAACGTCCTCTAAAGAGGTCAAGTGCAATACCAAAATAAAGGAATATCGTGACGGCAGTTATACTATAACACGTTCTGATCGACACATATTTAAAGACCCTGCATTTGAGTATCACTGCAAGCATGAGCATAGTATTGACGAACGTTCAAGACAAGAGCAACTTAAAACGACTCGTGAAAATTACATATGTTATTTTGAGTATGAGGACGAAAACGGAAACATAATTCTTGATATGCTTGATACTCGTAAGTTTAAAGATAAGCAGTTACAAAGCGGTGAAGTTCGTTCCGATAGTGTTCAAAGAGCAAAGCAAAGTATCTTTGATATAGTTTATCAAAATGATTGGAAATACTTCCTTACTATTACTTTCAATGGTGATAACCTTGACCGCACAAACCCTAAAGAAGTCATAAAGCCTTTGAAAAAATGGCTTGAAAATGCAGTTAGTAGAAAAGGGCTTAAATATATCTTAGTTCCTGAGTATCACAAAAAAGGCGGTATACATTGCCACGCCCTTATAAACGATTGTGACTTTAAGTTCGTTGATAGTGGTACACGTCTTGTTAAGGGTCATGACAAGCCCCTTAAAATAGATACTATAAAACGCCTGCATATATGTGATAAGCTTGGCTGTGATATATCTGATTTGCCTGTAGTGTATAATGTGTCTGATTGGCACTATGGTTTCTCAACAGCTATTCAGACTTACGGACAGATGTCAAACCTAGCTTTTTACGTCACAAAGTACATTACTAAGGACGTAAAGAAAATTTTCGGTAAATTCTTCTGGAGTAGCAAGAACATTGTTCGTAAAACTAATGAGATCTATTGCAATTCAGACTTTAAAGATGATTTACCGATAGTTTCTCCCCCTCGTGCTAATGTCTGTTATCAGTATGAAAGTAGTTTCACCTTTTCAAGTCAAGTCGAAAAGAACTGCAATGATATACTTCAATATCTTAAAGAGAATGGAAATGATGATGTCCTATGATTTTTAAAGAATGGTTTGAGATGTTCTACAACGCATACTGCGTTGATGTGATAGCCTATGATTGCTATAAGGACTATTACTATATAAATCAAAAACACTTCGGTTATATTGCCGATTTGGAGCTTACAGAGGTCAAGCCTATTGATATTCAGAACTGTTTAAAATCTACGCTTACATATAGTAACGAACGTCAACGCCGTGCATACTTCCTGTTAAAACGTGTATTCCGTGAGGCTTTAGTTAATGGTTATTGTGACAAAAACCCTTGCGACTATGTTAAACCTCCAAAACGTATAAAAAAAGAAGTAGAATATTTCAGCCCTGAAAATCTTGAGCATCTCTTTGATGATGATAGCAGTGTATGCAGAATGTTTCAGCTTGACTTGTGGACAGGCTTACGCCGTGGCGAACTTCTCGCCCTTAGTTGGGATAACATTGACCTTGATAATAGGTATCTCAAAGTCTGTCAGACACTCGTACATACTTCATGCGGTGATAGGATTGTACAGACCACAAAATCACGCCGTGATAGGCTTATCCCTTTGCATAGTAATGCAATAGCTATTCTTCATCAGATACGCTCTCAGGACGTCTCAAACGGCTTTCTGTTCGTTTCACCTATAACGCATACAGTAATATCTCTTAGACGTTATAACAGGCTCTATAGAATGTTCTATGAGCAACAAAAAACAAAGTATCCTGATTTACAGTATCTCACCCCGCACAAGCTTAGACATAGTTATGCAACGTATCTTATTCAGTGTGGCGCAGATATCGAAACCCTCAGAGCATTGCTCGGACACGTTGATATAACAACTACCCAGCGTTATGTACATAGCAATTTCAACCAAATGTGCAAAGCTGTTAATAATCTCAAATTTGAATAATAAAGGAGTTTTTAAAATGAAAAGTAAATTTTATACGGAGCAAAACACAAAGAAACTATGAATTCCGTTGATATGCTCGAAGGTTGTATAAATCGTATGTGCGTTACTGATGATATTAATGAATTACGTCAACGTCTGATGAATTCAATGTGTATCTTGTCTGAATTGTATGTCATTAATCTTGAAAAGCTTAAAGAGCGTTTTTCTCAGAATGATTTCTGAATGTGCAAAGCTGTGAATAATCTCAAATTTGAATAATAAAGGAGTTTTTAAAATGAAAGAGTTTAATTTTTGGTGTAAAGAAAATACCGATCATGGCGAATGTGCCAATAAACTATGCGATTATGATAAATGTTGCTGTTATGCCCACTGTGAGGAATGTATATTTTATCTTACAGATTCTCCTGCTTGTGAGAATTGCTCTGTACCTTGTTATGATGATTAATATTTACTTGTGTATGTTTTTTGCTTCTTTTTTTCGTTCAAAAGCATTCGGGTGGTAAAGTCGAACTCGCTGTGGGCAGAACTTTTGAACGAATGGGCTACTTGTTCGACATCTGAGTAACTATGCACAAGTCTTGCTGTCTGCTCCTGCCGTTCGCTATATGCAAAAGCAGGAAGAAGATTAATCTTCTTCCTGCTCCATGTCTTTTCTAATGAGTTCATTAATATAGCCGTTAAGGCTTATTCCCTTGTTTTCGGCATATTCTTTATATTTCTCTTTCATTCCTTTTGGAAAAGTTAATGTAAACCTATCATATTTTTCTGCTATAAATTCATTTTGCCTTTTTATTTGATGTTTTTTTTCTGTTCCTTTTGGAAATTTTCTTTGAGCCATATTATCACCACCTTTTCGCTTTTTATTATATCACTCTTAAGTGTATTACTCAATATACAATGTTCCTAAAATATTACGCAATATTTTGTTTATTTTGTCTATTGAAATGTATTACGTAATATGCTATAATATATATAGTGAAAGAGATAAAGGTAACTTTCACAGCGGAGGAAATTGAAAGGAGTGAGGATAATGCAGAACATGCCTACAGCTACAGAACTTGCGATAAAGTATGCAAAGCGTGAACAGCTTAGAATTATTATCGAAAAGGCTTATAATATTCATGCTGATTGCGAATATGAGGCTTTATCAAAGCTGATTAACGAACTCAAACAAATGCTTGAAGAAGCATAAAAAAATGTAGTCGGCAATCCGTCAAAATACACCGACTACATATTCACACACAAACTCGGATAACCTCCGCTTTGTAAATCCGAGTATAACACAAATTTTACTAAATGTCAAGTTGAAAGGTTGATTAAAATGAAAAAATTTGAAACATTAACTGATTACGAAATACTCAACGCAACTTATTCTTACTATCTCCTCAAGTGGGGTAAGGAAATGGATTTCCTTGAGAAAAATCCTGATGACATAATTGCAAAATCAAGATTACCCGAACTTCGTAAAATTCTTGATGAACTTGCTTTCGAAATTGTTAAGCTTAAAAATCAGTAACAGTTCTAGGGGGTTGACTGTTTCAGCCCCACCCCATTAATCAAATTTGAAAGGATTGCTGAAAATGACTATTTCAAACTACTATGTTCGTGAGTATCTTCGCCTTTATCGTGAATATCGCAATGCTCTTAATTTATCTGACCTTTTTCTTTTGCATGGCAAAATAGAATACACTCTCGGTGAGTTGCGGAGAGAACTTTCTCTTGACTATCAATTTCACTGTGCCCTTCATGATAGGCTCTTTAATCTTTCTTGTCGTACTTGTGAAAAGTTCGGTAAACTTAAATCTCAGAATAATTTCTGATTTTTCTATCCGTGAAATCTATCATGCGAACGGCTGGGGGTGAATTGTGGATTGAATGACTATTGAAAAGGCTGTTGCAATTGCAACAGCCTTTTGTATTGGTCGGAGTGACCTGATTTGAACAGGCGACCTCTACCACCCCAAGGTAGCGCGCTACCAATCTGCGCCACACCCCGATATCGTATATATTATACCCGATTTGGATACAATAGTCAAGAGTTTTCAGTCAAAATAAAAAAATTGCAAAAAAGGTATTGACATTCACATTCATTTGTGATATAATAAATAAGCACTCAAGAGAGAGCAGTAAAAAAGCAGTAGAATATCGCGGGATGGAGCAGTTCGGTAGCTCGTCGGGCTCATAACCCGAAGGTCGTTGGTTCAAATCCAGCTCCCGCAACCATATTGGTGATACCAAATGGATACTCACCTTAAAAAGCCCGTGTTTACGGGCTTTTTTGATATTTAGAAAACAAAAAATTTTAATGTAAAACCGTGGATGCTTTTCACCAGTTTTCACGAAAAAAAGGGAGTCGAACCCTACACAACAAAAAATATCGAACATAACGGCAGACTTTGAGTATATTTTGCTCTAAGCCTGCCGATTTTTTATGAAAAAACATTCACAAAGTTTAGAAGGCTGTTTTGTCAAATATCACGAAATGTGATAAACGACAAAGCGGTCTTTTTTTATTTCAAAGGAGGCTTGATAACAAATATACTATAAAAAGGGAATCTAAAACGACTGGAGGTGATCAAGTAAAAAATGAACAGCAGTCAGACCGAGGACATGACCGAAGAACCCGATATGGGAATGACGATGTGAGGTGTTATATGATTTACAACGAAAAGAAGGTAGAAATGCTCAGGCAGAGATATCCCGAAGGAACTCGGATATGCCTTGACAGTATGGATAACGATCCCCGTCCGATTCCACCAGGTACTAAAGGCATAGTTCAATTTGTGGACGATGCGGGTACTCTGCACTGTAAATTTAATAACGGAAGAACGCTTGGGGTTATCCCCGATGTGGATAAGTTCCATAAAATCGCTCAGGAACAGAGTCAGATTGATAAGCAAACAGAGGAAAATATTGAGTGCGAGGAAATTACAGAAACGGAAGATCTTGAAGAAAACGAAGAAATGAATATGTCAATGTAACGGTTAAGTTTTGAAAAAGACTTAGCCGTTTTTTTATTACAAAAAGGAAAGGAACGGTGATAAATGATAAAATATTTCGAAGCGTTTGCAGGAATAGGAGCGTTCCGTTCGGCTTTTGAAAAAGTAGGCGGGTTTGAGTGCGTCGGATGGTGTGAAATTGACAGATTCGCACAGAAAGCCTACAGAACGCTGTATGACACAAAGGGGGAAATTTTTTATGAGGACATCACAAAAATCGATTACGGAAATATGCCGGATTTTGATCTGCTCGTTGGAGGCCCGTGCTGCCAATCGTTCAGTGTCGCGGGGCGCAGACTCGCTTTTGAGGACGATAGAGGAAACCTGTTTTTTAACTATATCCAAATCCTTGAAGCCAAGCGCCCCCGTTACTTTATCGCTGAAAACGTACCCAACCTGCTTGGTATATCGCAGGGGGAATGTTTCAGAATCATCCTTGAAAAGATTTCTGAACTGGGGTATAGTATGTGCTGGCGCGTGCTTAACTCTGCCGGATTCGGAATACCGCAGTCAAGAAGAAGGCTGTTCCTTATCGGATATCTTGGAGACAAATATCCCTCAGAAATACTGGCTTTCGGAGGAAATGATGAGGAAAATTGCGAAAAAAGAAAACCTGAACAGCTGATAGGCGGCAGTCAGGGTTCGAGAGTTTATTCCACAGACGGCACGGCTGTTACGCAATGCAGCGGTTCGGGCGGCATGGGCGGTAAAACGGGACTTTATTTCATAGACTGCAATCCCGATCCTCAGATGACAGACATTGCAAGATGTGTTACCGCACGTCAGAACAGCGGAGTATCTCATCATAGAGGAGAACATTCCGCTGTTTTTTGTGATTTGAACGAAAATCCGCAGATTACAGAAAATGCCCGATGTCTGCATACAAGAATGGATTTGGGAGTAACAAACGAAACTCACAAAGGCGAACGTTCGGGAGTGCTTGAAGAAGCTCCTAGGGCGATAATCAACCCATTTAAGGAAACTACCCGACAGAACGGTCGCAGAATAAAAGAACCTAATGAACCGATGTTTACGCTCACGGTTACGGACAGACACGGAATAGTACACAAAGGCAGAATCCGCAGGCTTATGCCTGTGGAGTGCTGGAAATTGCAGGGATTTACAAAAGAGCAGTTTGAAAAAGTCGCTGAAGCAGGTATGTCCGACGCACAGCTTTACAAGCAGGCAGGAAATTCAATTACGGTAAATGTGGTTGAAGCTATTGCAAGAAATTTACTGAAATTTGACGAGGAGGAAAACGCAAATGGAACAGGTAATTAAAATCTTTGAAAACGAGGAATTCGGCAAAGTGAGAACGGTCGTAAAAGACGGTGAACCGTGGTTTGTAGGCAAAGATGTTGCGGAATGCCTTGGATATTCTAAGCCAAGAAATGCGATTAACGCTCATGTTGACAACGAAGATAAGGCACTCGCCCCGATTCAGGGCGGGTGTTCTACGGGTACTCAGAATACGATGATAATTAACGAAAGCGGACTTTACAGCCTGGTACTTTCAAGCAAGCTTCCGAGAGCCAAAGAATTCAGGCGTTGGGTCACAGCCACGATTTTACCAACTTTGAGGAGAACAGGCGGCTACGTCAGCAACGAAGAAATGTTTATAGAAAACTACCTCCCGTTTCTCGACGAGCCGTACCGTGACCTGTTCCGAATTCAAATGACGATCATAGGAAAGCTGAACGAGCGTATCCGTCACGATCAGCCACTGGTGGAGTTTGCAAATCAGGTGTCAAATACCGATAATCTTATCGACATGAACGCAATGGCAAAGCTTGCGAGAGCAGAAAATATCCCCGTCGGCAGAAACAAGCTTTACGGCTGGCTCAAAGGAAAAGGCGTTCTTATGGCGAATAATCTCCCCTATCAGGCGTTTATCGACCGAGGATATTTTTCCGTAAAGGAGTCGGTTTTTGAAACTCCGACTATGACAAAGACCTATCAGCAGACGTTTGTGACAGGAAAAGGGCAAAGATTTGTGATCACTCTGCTGAGAAAATATTATGGCAAGGAGATGGGATAATGCACACAAACAGAATTAAAGCTAAAGTTGACTTCAAGTTCTGCCTCGGCAGTATTCCAGCAATGCTGAGAGCCACAAAGCCCGTACTTTCGGAAAGGCAGTACAAGGAGCTGTGTAACGAGGTCAATAAAGCTGACGGCTATCTTGAACAGAAACGTATTATTTTTTCATATGTTGACCCTATAATCAAGGGTTGAAGTAAACACAATTAAATAACAACTAAAGTCGTTTTGCCAATGACAGAAAACTTCTGTAATTAGCAAAGCGACTTTCTTTCTGTCATTGGCTTTAAACGGCAGAAAGGAAAAACATGAATAGTTTTATGTCATGGGTGGGAGGGAAAAAAGCTCTCAGGGACGACGTGCTTGCTCGCTTTCCTCCTTACTATGAACGGTATATCGAGGTTTTCGGAGGGGCGGGCTGGGTGCTTTTTCGCAAGCCGCCCGGTATGGATTTTGAGGTATACAACGATTTTAACGGAAATCTTGCCAATCTTTATCGCTGTGTCAGGGACAAGCCGAATAAGCTGAAATACAAACTACGGTATGTCCTCGATTCTCGTGAAGATTTCGACTGGATTGCTAGTCTTCACAAACGAGGTCTGTTCAGCAGATTTCGTGATGTTGACAGGGCGGCGAAGTTTTATCAGCTTATTAGATACAGCTACGCAAGTGGACTTGACAGCTTTGCAAGTCAGCCGCATTCAATATGGTCGGACTTTCCGATGATCGACTTGGCGGCAAGAAGATTGCAGAAGGTCATAATCGAAAACAAGGACTTTGAAAAACTGATACGGCAGTACGACCGCCCCGTCAGCTTTTTTTACTGCGATCCGCCGTACTTTGCAACTGAAAACTACTACAAAGACGTTGGTTTTAAAACCAAGGATCATATTAGGCTCAGGGATTCGCTAATGGATATCAAGGGCAAGTTTCTTGTTTCCTACAATGACTGTCCTGAAATCCGTGAACTTTGGGATAAACCTAATATTCACATTGAGGAGATCAGCAGAGTGAATAATCTGGCGCAGCGATACGACGGCGGCTGTCAGTATGCGGAACTCCTCATATCCAATTACGATACAAGCGAGAGATTACAGGCGGTACGCCAGCTCTCGCTGTTTGACGATGAAACGGACAATTTTGGAGGTATAATTTTATGAAAAAGATAATTTTTGCACAGGTACTCACGACCAACGGAACTACCGAATTTTCGGGACTTTATGATGAAAACGGAAATCCTGTTGTTGTAGAAATGGAGTGCGATGATAACGGAGTGACGCTTACGATATGGCGCAATGCTCCTGAAACAGAACGCCGTGACTGCGGTATCTCGGAGGAAGAAATAGAGCGAACATGTTCAATGTATGATGACTGTAACGAGTGTCCACTGTGGGATTATTGCAATGAAGATGAGGAGGTTTTGTAAATGAAAATACTTGTTATTGAGCCTGAAAAAGCGCCGTATGAAAAGGAAATCGGCGATGATATTCACGATATGCAGGCAATAGTCGGAGGGTGTCTCGAACCTATATATTTTGAGCCGAAAGAAACTGCGATTGCTTGGTGCAACGATGAATTCCTGCTTAATGGTTCACAGCCTAATCGTATTGTGGGAAATGTTCTTGTACATGGAACTTTCTTTGTTTCAGGAAATTATATGAACGAATACGGCGAATGGGACAGCTGTTCACTTACCGATGATCAGATCAAGAAATATTCCGAAATGTTTGAAACTCCCATTATCGTATTGGAGCAAATGCAGGCTACGGAAATTGAGGTAGAAAATACTCCCGATGAGGAAATGGCGGATGAACCTGAGCCGGAAATAACGATGTAATAAAAAGTAAAGTGTTGTAATTTAAAATCAAAGGAGAAATGCATTTTATGTTTAAAAAATCCAAAATATTAAAGAAGCTTGGCGCAGGGTTTATGGCAGGCCTCTGCGCTTTTTCTATGCTCGGTTCATCTGTGAGCGGAGCGATAACAGCAAATGCCGCAAGTACTTCGACCGAAAACTCTGCGTTTCCGTCTTCCGATACGGTGATCGCAAAGGCGGCAACTTTGCTCGGAACACCGTATACATTTGGGAATAAGGGGTACTGGTACGCATACAATCAGGGACAGTATACTCCTCTGTCGGTGCAGACGATAAATAATCTCGGCATCGACTGTTCGGGACTTGTGTACTATACGCTGACGCAGCTTGGATACAAAACATCGGGATTTTCATGGAATAATCCTGTTCCCGTTGATACCGATCACTGGCTGACAGTCAGCGATAACTGCACAATCACTTATGACGGTGTGACTTCAAAAGTCGATGTTGAAAAGCAGAATATTAAGACCACGGACCGTCCGTATTGGGAGTGTGCCGACGGTTCAAATATTACTCCCGGTTCTGTAGTGGTGGCTCAGAATCCATATGGCGAAGATCATGCGTGGATTTACATGGGTGAATTTGATTCAAAAAACGATGTTGTTTCATATCTGAAATCTATCGGTGTATCCGAAAGCCTCATAAATTCCAAAACAGTCGGCGACGGAAAAGGCGCAGGCGGCAGGCATTGGAGAATAGAGTCCAACGGTTCGGAGGGTGTTGTGATCAACAACAAGACCGACGGTAAAACTGCAACTGCTATGAATATGTCGGCGTTCAGGATCACAAAGACCGACGTGACTTTTGAGATAGATAAGTATAATACAAATGGTGATCTTGTGGGAAAATCAAGCGTTGATAATTCTACAGCGGTATATGGAATCTATCATGATAAGTCCTGCAAAAACAAGGTTGCCGAAATCAAAATCGGCAGCAATGGAAAAGGCTCTGTAAAGCTGCCAAGCAAGACTTATTACGCAAAAGAATTGAAGGCTCCAACAGGTTATTCAGTTGATCCGACCGTATATACAATCAAAGCAGGAAAAAACAAGGTGAAAGAGGACTATGAAACAGGAACAATCAAAATTAACAAAACTGCCGAGGATGGCATAATCAGCGGCAGGGAGTTCAAGATATCCTATACCTATAACGGTAAATCTCTTGCCGAAACTGATAAAACCAATGCAAAAGGCATTGCGGTATTTGATGATCTGAGGGTAGGGTAACGACAGTGCGAGATGGCTCTGCGAAAAAATCTCTGTAAATTAATCAACTGTGATAAAAACGTTAGTTGGGAATGGCATAAAATTTGCCACTCTAATTTTTTTACAGTACACAATGCACTCTATAGACTAACTTAGATTTTCTCATCCGCTCTATAGAGTTGCTTGGACTTTATTATACACCAAAGTTCAATTGTTTGGAAGTCGTGGATTTATTTTACGCTTACATAAAATCAACACATAATGTCCCAAAAATACAAATAATTTGTTTGCTTATTTGTAAAAAACACCATTGACAATTGCCGACTTTTGGAATATACTTAATGAGTTAGACAATATAGTGTCTCATTTAATGCTTATTCTGTTTTAAAGGTGATAAAATGATAAAATGTGAATTAATGCGAATTTTCAAAAGTACAAAGGGCAGATTAATTATTTTATTGATGTTTTTGCTGCCATTAATAGATTTTATTCAACATATTTATAATGACATTATTTTATTTGGTTCTTTTGACCCTGAAAATCACCCTGCTTTTACAAGCTTTTTGTCAGGTTCAACAATGGGGCATTTTACACAAATACTGCTTTCTTTTATATTGCCATTATATTTCTTGCTTTTATATGCGGATAGTTATACAACCGATAGAAACAGTGGCTATTTAAAATGTCTGATAATGAGAGTAGGAAAAAAAGAGTATTACAAAACAAAATTTAAAATTGCAGCAATTGTTCCGTCTGTAATAATGTTTTTCTCTCTGCTTTTGAATTTCTTATTGTGCATAATTTTTTTTCATAGCGGAAGTTCGTTCGGAGGCATGGAGGAATACTATCATGATATGAATAAATGGTTTATATTTGGCTATAACCACCCATATATTTACTATTTTATTTATATAATAACCTACTGCTTCGTCTGTGGTCTTTGTAGTGTTTTAGGATTATGCTTTTCAATTATTTTCAGAAATCATTATATAGCTTACCCTGTTTCATTTTTTGTTTGGATAATTCAGGCAATTTTCCCCTACGGTGTCGGAAATTCCATACAACCTTTTACTGAGTACGGATTTAATCATTATCTTTCAGGCTTAATTATATTTTCAGCTACTGTATTGATGGTTTTTATAGTTACTTATTTTATGGGGTTAAGAAACAAAGATGAAATATAA